TCGGTTCTGTGGTGAACAGTGAAACTCAAGATATGCGTGATGCATATCACTACGGCACCTCCGTTGGTGGTGACGTGTCTGATGGTCCTGCTCCTGACTTTGCTCAGCTGACTCCGACCTCCTGATTTATACCGCCCCTCTTCGGAGGGGCTTTTTTTCCAATTGCACAATGAATACTTCCGTACAATCTGAGACCGAACTCTCCAGTGTAAACTCAATTCTTATGGCAATTGGGCAAGCACCAATCAACCGTATTTACCAGAAAGTTCAATACCCACAAGACGATCAACTCGAATATATCAACCCTGAAGTTGCCTTTGTACACTCATTGTTGATGGAAGTCAATGCTGATGTACAGAATGAGGGCTGGGTGTTTAACCGTGAAAATCATTACCCACTTACACCTGACAGTGATGGACACATCCATGTGCCTGAGAACATCCTGCGGATGGACGTCTATGAAAATGCTGTCTACCGCACGACTGATCTTGTTAAGAGGAATGGTCAGCTATATGATAAGATGAATCATACATTTGAATTTGATCCGCTTAAATCAATCTATTTTGATATTGTTTGGAAGTGGGAATATGAAGAACTACCTTCTGTATTCAAGCGTTATATCACTCTACGTGCTAGCGGTCGTGCTGCTACACAACTGGTTACCAACCCCCAGCTGGTACAACTTCTAGCCACACAAGAGGCACAAGCTCGTGCTGCCTGTATGGAATACGAATGCACACAAGGTGATCATACTTTCTTCGGTACACCTGACGGTACTAGCTACCGCTCTTATCAACCTTATAGGACACTTGTACGATGACCGCTGTATCACAATCATACCCTGAATATCTGGGTGGTTTGAATGAACAGCCAGATGAACGAAAGAAACCAGGACAACTGGTAGAAGCACTTAATGTTATCCCTGATCCTGTCATTGGTCTGACTCGTAGACCAGGTTTTAGAAAGATTCTGTGGAAAGAAGATGGATCCGATCTTACAGATCAAACTGCTACAGGAATTGATCCTCGTGGTACTTGGTTTGAAATGCAACGTAGCAATCAAATCAATGATGACTACATCTATTTTGGATGTATCAATCCTGACGGCACTGTTGTTATCTTTAACCAAGACGGTAACCTGCAGGATGTTAAATACGTTAGTGACTCAATTTTTCCACATAAAAACTATGTGTATGATTCAGGTCAGTTAAACGTATATGATGATAATGGTGACCAAATTGGAGATCCGATTAACACTCAAGATCAAAAAATAGAAGACTATTTTAGACACGAAGTAGATAGTCCTTTAAAATGGTGTGTCAGTAAAGATCATGTTATTGTAACTAATCCTGTAAAAGTACCTACACTAAGTAAGGGAAAAAAACCAACCACTGAAGATAAAAATAAGTATTATAGTTTTATTAATCTCAAAGTACTAGATACTGAAAACTATAACTATACATTTAGGAGATTCTACAGCGATACTAATGTAGAAACTTATAGAGAAATTACAAGCATTGATATTCTAGACGTAGAGGATCTTGGTGATAAGTGGGATAAAGATCTAACGCTTCCACTTCAAAATAACAGCCCTTTCCAGGTTACCTTGGATACACCTTCTGGCGTTACTGAACCTGCTATTGTTGAGATTAATTTTATTGGTCAGATAGTTCAGCTCAAAAGTAATGATGGCGATGGTTACAGAAATGAAGCACGCTACACCTACAGTGCTGAAATCATTGACCCGGGCAAAGGTTATAAAAAGGGTCAGGTATTTACAGAAAGGATTAGTGGTATTAACGGAAACCCTGCTTTAACAGTTACTCTAAAAGTAAAGAAAGTTCAAAAAATTACTGGTACTGCAAACGATCTAGTTGTACCTAATGTCACAAATGACATGAGTGCTCAGGATATTCTCAGAGAACTGGGTAAAGCATTTGAAGCTGTAGGTATTGATAAAACAGTCATTGTTGGCAGTGGTCTTTACCTAGAAAATAGTCACCCGTTTTCTGTAGATACTACTGAAATTGCAGTAGCTGACGTAATGAATTCTCAGAAAAACGATGATGATATTGTTCCGTTAGTAAGAGTCAATACTGTGGCGGAGCTACCTGTTGAATGTTACGGTGGGTTTAAGGTAGAAGTTATTAACTCATTTAATAATGAAAATAACTATTTTTTAGAATATCAAACTGAAAGCCAAACCCCTGAAGATAACAATCAAGATGATACTGTTTTACTGACTAAATCAGATGGTTACTGGGAGGAGATTGCAAAACCTTTTGAAAAGTTTAGACCTAATGCAGGTACGCTTCCTCACATGATTACAGTAGCCAGGGAACCTGATCAAACAAGACTTGTATTTATTGTTTCTAGGATTGATTACGAAAACCGCACTGCTGGTACAGCTAAGGACAACCCTAGCATGTTTGTAGATGGTACTCCTATTACTGCTCTCAGTTACTATAAAAATAGGTTGTTCTTTTTAACTAAAGGAGGTACTATTATTAGTAGCAGAGCAGGTGAAATTAATAACTTGTTTTTGAATACAGCAGTAAGTACTAGCTTGATTGATCCTATTGATATTGTAGCTAACAGTGAGCAACGTGTTCCTATATATGGAGCTGCTGTTGTCAACAATGGTTTAGTCTTATTCGGTGAGTCTGAGCAATATGCTATGACTACCAACAGCGACTTGCTTACATCAGAAACAGCTAACGTAACTAAAATTGCTAACTATACATTTGATGAAAGTTCCAACCCAATCTATTTAGGAACTAACTTAGCTTTTATTTCTTCAGGTTCAACTCGTTTCTATGAAATGACCAATGTCTATGACCGTGGTCCTGTTGATATTAACGAGAGGTCTCAACAAATTCAGACACAGTTTGGAAGGGGTTTTAACATGCCTGTATCTTCTAGAGAACAATCGATGGCTATTGTTTATAAAAGATATGTTCGTCACGACATTTCTTCTAGATCTAGAGAGATGTACCTGTATAGGTTCCGTCAGGAGAATAGTCAAGAGTCTAGTCAAACTTCATGGGTCAGATGGTCAACCGATAAACCTGTTGCGTATGTAAGTTTACCGAGAGACAAGATGTTTGTAGTTGTCGCTAATACTACTAGTTCTGAATTATATTTAATGGATTCGAGTAGTCTTGAAGGTCTTCCAGCTAGCAGTGCTTCTGTTGTACCTAATTTTACTGATGGTTATACAGATAATGCTGATGGGGCACCATTTGAAACACGTATTACATTTCCAACTATTTACCCACGAGGCAAGGAATCGTATGACATCACATCTAATGTAACTATCCATAGGGTTAAGCTGAGTACTGCTGCTATTGGGGCATATGATCTAACGATTGACCGTAAAGGTTATGACACCTATAACATTCTTGTAGAGCAGACGCCTAGTGATGAGTTCTTAGCTAGTTCACCTCAAGGATCTCCTTATCCTGATAAAGATCCTGAGGAAGATTTTACAATTACTATCCCACCATTACGCGGTGAACACGTTGAGACTGTTCCTATTTATACTAGAAACAAAAACCTAACACTCACTATGTCTACTAATTATAACGCACCACTTACATTGCGTTCAATGACATGGGAAGGTGACTGGAACCCACCATATTATAAACGTGTCTAATTACATCCATCCATGTACGTTAGAGGCTGCATACTATGTGGCTTCTAACCTACGCCCAGAAGACCGTAGAGAGGTTGTAGAGGGGCATGGGGTAGAACCTACCATAGCCATACCTCTCGGCTCTCTCAGAGGCTTCTGTGTACATTTCACAGTCCCAGACGGCAAGACTGCCGGACTGGCTGGAATAGAAGAAGACGGTCGCATCTGGATGTTATGTACTGATGCTATCCATAAATACCCAATTACATTTGCTAGGGAAGCCAAGAGGTTTATTGATTCTCGTCAAGAACCCATCCTATGGAATGTAGTAGATGCACGTAACACTGCACACATCAAACTTCTAAAATATCTTGGCTTTAAATTTTTACGAACAGTTCCGTTTGGACCTAATCAATTACCCTTTATAGAATTTTGTAAGTTATGGATCCAATAACCTTAGCATTTGCAGGGGCACAAGCTGGGATGGGTATTGCTAAAGCCT